GTTATGAACGGAGATAAGTCCAAGAGCAGTGTCCCCGTTAGGCTCTTCGAGATGCAGGAATCCAACGCCGTACCCTTGTTCAATGATTTCAGGATCAGTCAAGAGGAGATGCTCGACATGCTTCATAAAGGCAGTCTTTCCGACACCCGTATCAGCTGTGACGATTACAGCCTCTGACAGACGAATACCAAACGTCTTGTCATTCAAACCCTTGAAGGGGTACAAGGTAGTGAAGGACTCTTTCCTCTCCATGATTTCATCGTACATATCGGAGCCGAACTTCAACCCGTCTGGTCGAAACGACGGGGCCTGCCACCACTCACGGGTGAAGTCCTCTGCCATGCGTCCTTTGAGGTACTCGTTGGCGTCATTGCCTTTACGGAGGGTCAGTATCTTGATCTTGTTCAGAGGGAAACCACAACCAGCGGCTTCCTTAACAGCCTTGCGTCCGGGTTCGTCATTGTCGAAGCAGAACACGATGTTGTCAAAGGAGTTGATGTATTCGAAGTCGGCACGGCAATCACGCTCAGCGGTGCTGGACGAGTGTACGGACAACACAGGGTACTTGCTGCCCATCATCTGATACGCAGCCATAGCGTCGTCCTGACCCTCTACAATCGTCAGGAACTTGGCAGAGCCGGGTTCAAAGGCGTGACGACCGAATAGGCCTATGCCTTCTGTCCCACCTTCATACATGAACTTCTTGTCAGGAAGCCTGATCTTGTTGCCGATGTGCTTTCCTTGTACAGAGAATACAGGATACCGGGCTTGGTACTGAGACCCTTCTGGTGGTACAGTGACCTTGTATCGTTTAATTGTGTCGGAGGTAAGCCCTCGTTCTGAGAAGGCTCGGAATGCGTCTGGGAGGGGTGCGAAGGGTTTGTCTGTCTTGGCGACATCTTCTGCGGCAGCTTTACCGGACACGCCTTCTGTCGTACCGGGTGGAAAGACCTTCTTACAGGCAAAGCATTTGCCTACGCCGCTGTCCATAATAGACATAGCATCAGAAGACCCGCAGCTGGGGCAGGGTAAGTGACTTTTCTTAGTCATCTATTTTTATACCTTATGTTTTGTTTTATGGTCTTGTAAAGGTACAAGGCTAGGTGCTATACTAACCTTGTACTAGTAGGGTATCACATAATCAATCGGATGTCAAGGACTTTCTTCAAGGGCTGGTTCCCTCTCAGGATCAGCACCATCATACACAGTCCACCACTCGCTGTCGAGCTGCTTCGTTATCTGCTCCTCAGAGTCAGAAGTGAACACCTCAGAGATAGCTTGGAGACAAGAGCCACATGGCTCCCAGTCTTGGTGGTCATTGTTGTAGTTGACCTCCTTGTCAGACAGTGTCTTGTCACAGATATGGCACCGCATTGGCTATTCCTTGTTGTATGCGGTTAATGGGAACGGGGGTATTAACCCCCTTGTACTAGTAGGGTAGCACATTTTCAGTCGAAAGTCAAGGGTTATTTTTCAGCCAATCGGAAGCCGTATCCACCCGGCTTGCCATCAGGGTTAGACAAGTGGGTGCACAATAGCACCTCAGCTTCAACAGGAGGCCCGTACAGAGGGTTTTTGATCACTTGGATGGTATCCCCCCTCTTACGCTCAGAAACGCTTGTAACAGCTCCGTGGACGAACATAGTCTGGCAGAGGAAGGCAGGGGCTTTGATGCGGATTTGGATGACGTACATGATGAATCCTTTTCTAAACGGAGGAGAGCGTCTTTACATGCGTTGGAGGACACTGGCCATATCAAGTACGGATCGAAATCCCCATACGCCAATACAGCCAGCGCCTCCTTAACTTGTGAAATACTCGGCGTAGTCGTTGACGGTCTGGCCTTCGAGGCCCGGTGCGGTGTTGACTTCGAGGACATATGCCTTCTGTTCCTTGTCGTTCCAGATTACGTCAACGGCTCCGAAGTCCAATGAAGTAGCTCCCAGAGCGATATGGGCTGCCCGGACCACAGGCTCAGGCGGCACAACACCTTCCCGCACATAGACGAAACCACCAGAGAGGTTCCTGACTTTCCAGTTGACGTCACCGTCAGCGACAGAACTTCGACGAGCCTTTCGTTGGACGGAGATTGTACAGGTAGTCTGAGGGTATCCGGGCTCCTCTGCGTAGCTGCGTCCGACATGGATTCGGTATTCCTCTTTCTTCTTCGCGTACTTGACGTAGAGCGGAGCGTCCACGAGCTGCTCAGCATTGTCAGCGATTACAATACCTTCGCCCGAATGACTAGCCAGCTTAGTACGACAAACAACAGGATAAGCATCAGAGGGAATCTCGGATCGAGCTGTCCAGAACGCAGGGATGAAATCACTGTAGCCCTCCTTCATCAGCTTGAAGAAATTCAGCTTGTTGCTGGCCCGACGGACGATGTCCGGTTTGTTCAAGAGTTGCAGCATCGGGGCGTTTTGACGACTAGGGAGGACTACGTCCCCCATTGCGTCAATTGTAGTGCTTCCCCAGTTGATGACGAATGCGTCTCGACGGGGTCGCCACTTGCTCCCTTCCAGCTTCAAGACCTTACCACCGAGAGCTTCTGCAAGAGACTTCGCACTCTTGCTTCCCTGCCGGTACGGAAGGATTCGAAATTCGATGTTAGAACGCATCGAGGTCATTGCTCCACTCCTCTTCTGTTGGCTGCGGATCGACATCCGGCCACGCCGGGGTTGTAGAAATCGGTTGCGGGGCAATCGATTGAGTATTGAACGAGTTCATGGCAAGAATCTCGTTAATCATTTGAGTTTGAGCGGCGGCTTGGGCAGGGGTCTGTGTAAAGTTCGGAATACTTTGAAGGGACCCTCCCATTGTCCACGGAGTCGGCTCTGTGTACGCCGAAGGATATGGCATAGGAGGAGGGGGATAATCGTCGATATGCGTTGCCTGCAAGCCATGTATCATACTTTGGTACTCGGACACCTTCTTGGCCTGCTTCATGGCGTCCCGATTAAAAGGGTCTTTCTTGACCTCCGTCTTCTTGTAGACGCTCCAATCTCGACAATACGCTATGTCTTGCGCGAGACGAATCCCCTCGTATAGCGAATCCCTGATCTTTTCATCTGACATTCCAGACCCTGCACGGACCTTGCTTGCGTGTTCCCCGAGAATCGTCTCGAAGAATGCAATCGGCCCTTCCGCCGAGAAGTTCGAACATACGTCACGAGGGTCGGTATAGCTGCCTGACAGCTCATAAAGTCGGCGGAGGATTCCAACCCAATCGAAGATAACCTCAGGATCAGGAGTGCCACGAAGAGTGCGTATCTCGATTGATCCAAACTTAAAGAGCGCCTGCGGATTAAAGCCGGCGTAGTGGAAATTCTCACGAATGTCTCCTCCGTCGGTACGAATGAACCGCTTGATCGCGGTGATGATTGCCGGTGCGTCCTTGGCGCGAAGGCAGAAGAGGTTTCCAACCCGATGTTCACCACACCACTCTGTCAGAATCTCTTCAAAACAGAAGTACAGAGCAGCGAACGCAGCGAAGCGGTCGAAGTAGAAGTCCTGCACATTGAGGTGAACATGGACGGACGTCCTGTTGCTCTCACTGATCTTGCTGCCGTAAGCCTTGAACATATCCCACAGTGCGTCGATATGCCCACGAACCTGATCGAACTTGATTGGGCCATTGAGGACATACTCAGCATTGTCGGTGCCTCGTAGGGAGTTATCCGTATGGTGCTGCCACCCGAGAGGCAAGAGGTAGACGTTGCTCTTTTGGAACTTGTTCCCCTCTACCTCAATTTCAAGGCCGATGTCCCCCTTGACAGCTCTACGGCCAAGCGTATGGCCGATGGTAAACCCCGTTTGAATACGGGGACGATGCTTATTGAAGACAGACATTTTAAGCTCCCAAAGACACAGAGTCGAAGAGTTTAAGCTCAGATACGACTTCCCTCAGGTGATGAAACGGCTTTCCGATACGAACTTCGGAGAAGTCGCTGTGAGGCAATACGCCGACGACTTCATCCTTATACGCAATGTAAACCGTCTGCAACGGCCCCCTCAGAAAAGCGAACTGTCGATTGAACGCCGCTGACCGATTGGTGACAAGCGGGTCAAGGAGGTTCTCAAGACAGTCTGTTGCTGATGGGTAGTCCCCCCGGATGCACGCAGCGACACTCGCGTTGGTGACCTCGGGGACAGAGTTAGGCGCGCCACCACTGTCGTCAAGAGACAACCTCTTGCCCGACATCATCGAGCGTGTCAAGCCTTGTGATGTACGAGGACGATCAGGCTGCCGTTCGATGAAGATGACATCGTTATTGTGGTTGACCATGCCGAGCGGAAAAGGACGGAACTTGTTGAAAAGAGGGGAGTTCATCTGCTTACGCAACAACTTGAAAGTCATTCCGTGAGGAGTTTTCATCCACTTGTCCAACTCAGGGCCC